TATTACTAATCACACCCGAATATCTTAGAAAGTACACCGCGTTTAACGATGCGATTGAAGACAATCTAATTTACCCCGCTACAAAGTTGGCTCAAGATAAATGGCTTGAATCTTATTTAGGCACAGACCTAATCCAAAAACTCTACACAGACGTTGCAGGTGCGGGAACAACAGGAAACTACACCACCTTACTCGAAAGCTACGTGCAACCGATGCTTATGTGGTACACGGTCGTTGAAATAATGCCGAACATTTACACCAAGTTTGTGAATGGTTCAGTGGTTATCCGTACTTCAGACGATACGCAAGTAGTGGATATGCAGCTATTCAATAAAATGGTGAGCGATGCACGTAACAACGCACAGCACTACACCCAAAGGTTAATCAATTATCTTTGCGCGAATAGTTCATTGTTCCCTGAATACAATTCAAATCAGTTTCCCGATATGTCACCTAAAAAGGACAACTATAATGAGAACTCAATGGTGTTTAGTAGCGGCAACACCGCAATGAGCAACCCTCAACTACGCGGTGTATATGGTGAATGGTGTCCAACATGGTGCAATAAAATAATTAATTGATATGGCAAAGAAAACCAAGACAAATAAAGAGTTAAAAAAAGTGTATCACGAGAAATTAAAGGCGTACATTGCCCAAAAATCAAATGATAAGAAATGAAAGACAATTCACTAGGTATATTTATGCCATATTTAGAGCTATTCAAACTTAAATTACCGTTCTTATTGGCGTTCACTTGGTCGGGTATTGCGGGACTGTTCAACACTTATATATTCAACGACTGGTCTTTCCTAGTTTATCTAGTCATAATGATAATGATAGACACTATTCTAGGTGTTTGGAAAGCGTTTAAGTATGGGAAATTGTCAAGCGCTAGGTTTGGTGGCCTAGTAATTAAAAGCGTATTGTACGCAATCTTTTTAGTGGTTATTCACAACCTCACAAACTTCAGCACCAACGATGTCACTAAATCAATATTTATGTGGGTTGAAGAACTTTGCTATGCTGCTCTACTTGTCCGCGAAGCAATTAGTATCGTTGAGAATATCGGTGCAATTAAACCCGATTTGTTGCCCGTTTGGATATTAAAACGTCTTAAGTCATTCGACGAAAAGGGACAATTCACACACGAGTAAAAAAAACAAAGCCACCCAATCCAGGTTGCGCCTCCGCAGAGCCTGGTATCCTTATGCGTGGGTCTTTTCAATGTTATTCAATAGCATCTTTCGAGCATAATCACTAAACGTAAGATGCCTATCGTGTGCTAAGTTCATCAAAGCTTCGTGTTGTTCTTTGGTCACTCTAATTCGAATGGTGTTCGTGAGAGTGTTGGGGCGTGTTTTTCGTATTGCTTTCATTGGTTCAATAGATAATATCATAATCGGTATTGAGTGGCTTAATTTATCCCTTTAGTTTAGAAAAAAGTCTTGAGTGTGGGAAACAGACTAATGATTTTATTTATAATGTTATTTGTATTTTTTCATGAAATCTTTATAGGCGTTTTCATAATACCCTTCAAAGGTGTTGGTAATTCCTCCCGCTGCGCCCTCTATATAAGATTCTTCACATTCTTTTTTGTGCATCTCAAAAGCCTGTTTAGCGTATTCTAAAAATTCCCTTGTTGGCATCTCTATCCAATGCTCATGGTCTTTTTCCCAACACATTACTTTTTTAACCAAATATTCAATACTTGTTTCTTTGCTCATTGTTATTTTGTTTTTTGATTATGAAACAAAGATAATCTATTTACAACTAAACTTTACAAATATGTCTAATTTAGAATCATTCAAAATAATTTATATCTTTGGTCAATGAGAAACATCACTCACATAGTTATTCATTGCACGGCAACGGGACAAGATGCCACAGTTGACGCAATAAAAAGATATTGGAAAGAAAAACTAGGATGGAAACAAGTAGGTTACCATCACATAGTTGATGCAAACGGAAAGGACAACCAACTATTATCAATCGCTTATCCATCAAACGGCGTAAAAGGTCACAACGCATCAATCATTAACCTATGCTATATCGGCGGGGTGGATAAGTTCGGCAAGCCTATTGACAATAGAACACCGGCACAAAAGGAAACCTTATTGAAACTTATCCGTACATATAAGAAAATGTTTCCAAATGCAATAGTGCAAGGTCACAAAGACTTTCCAAATGTGGCGAAGGCTTGTCCTTGTTTCGATGCAAAAAAAGAATATTCATCAATCAAATAACAAAATGAAAAATCTACTATTCATCATTGCGCTCATTGCGCTATCTAGCTGCGGCAAAATCAAAAAGATGCAGCAAACCAATGACACGTATTCAAAAGACAAGGTTGAAACAGAATCTAGTGAGGTTATCACAGTCAAAGAAACCATTGATACAACCGTTACGCTTCAACCGATTGACATAAACGTGACCGATTACATTATTGATCTAATCGACACCAGCAAGATTGTAATTGATACGGACGAATTAGAGGTGAAATTAAGCGTCGATACGGTAACGCAAACGATAAGTACCAAAGCGAAAGTAAAGAAGCGAATTATACCCATTCAAAAGACGAAAGAAACGTATATAGAAAGGTCGAGCGCGGTTGACTTAGTGAGTATTCACAAAGATAATAGCGAAAGGATCGAAACTGAGAAACCCAAAAGCACAACATCATTCACCTGGTGGGTTATTATTGCCCTAATCATTGTAGGTGCATTCACTTTGTTTCGGGTTATGCCTTTTCGGATAACGAGATTGTAAATGGGGTCCAATCTATTTATTCATCAAAAAAAAGCCCCGTCGAATTGATAGGGCTTTTTTGTTAGATTATGATTTATTTTTGTTTCCATATTTGCTATTTATGTAATTTTCAGCATAAGCAGCAATCTCAGGATCTACTTTTTGAATAGGTATGGCGCTAATGTCAATTTTTTGCAATTCTTCCCAATAAACATATCTATACCATTCATCAAATATAGCTATTGAAGTTTTTTTTATTGGATCAATTAAGGTGGAGTGTAAAAAATATCTTTGCCTCAGAACCATATTCTTAAAAGAATCAAAACCATCATCGCGCAAAATGTAATACAATTGAAGTTGATATAAATAAAGTGTGTTTTCGTCAGTTTTTCCATTTAGACACAAATAATCTATATCTAATTTCTCCGATATTCTATTGATTACAACATTCATTTTGCTGTAATCTTTTTCTGAATAAGAAAACAAAAGATCATTATCAAAATCAAAAGGGCATTTTACATTTTGTTTTTCTTTCTCTATAATTGATTTGATAATAGATTCATTTTCATCAGAAAGCCCAATACCTATTGCATTAGAAAGAGCGTTAATTATTTGAACGCTGTTGTTCATTCTTCAATAGGTCTAATATCAATATTCTCAAATTTCTTCTCAGCTATTGCTCTGTCAAGCTCATAGCGTAAAATGTTATTTGATTGCTTCAGTAGATTAGCTTGCGCTTTAGCCTCTTCGACTGTTATTGCTTTTGATTTAAGAAGCATCATTAAGTCAAATGAATGACGGAATAATTCTTTAGTGTTTGCACTTCTGTTAGATGTCAATGCCATTATTTTACGTTTTTGATTATACCCCAAAAGTAAACTAAATTTTACCAATTACCACACCATTAACCAATATAGAATCATTCTAAATAATAAGCCCCCACAATTACGCGGGGGCTTATCCTTGTCGGGATTTCTAACCTTACTTATCAAACGGTGTTAGTCAATAATAACCCAATCTTCTGAAAGCACATCAGTTTGACTCGCACGAGATTGTAAATGGGTACCAGTCTATTTATTCATCAAAAAAAAGCCCCATCGAATTGATAGGGCTTTTTTTATTATGATAGCTCAATAGGTCTCCATCTGCTGCCTTTAGTTAGCCAATTAGGATTTTCACCAGAAGGCCCAAAAGATTTTTGAAATTCTATTTGCTTTTCTGTGTTTTTTGTAAAATAATAATCTAACATGTGAGGGGCTTCTTTTGTGTAAACCCAACCATCGGTATCAACAATATTTTTAACTGTTTCCCAATACGGTCCATAAGCTAATTCTATTCTTTTCATTTTGTATATTTTAATAATTCGTAAAGCACAAACAAAGCCCCCACAATTACGCGGGGGCTTATCCTTGTCGGGATTTCTAACCTTACTTATCAAACGGCGACTGCATAACTTTGCCAGTCTTTAAATTGAACCATGCCACTTGTCTTGGGTAGTGACCGTTCGGCGTTCCATTCGCCGCGCTTATCTCTACCGCGAACTGTTTAACCGCCCATTCCTTATCCAAATCATATTCGAATGAGAATGCTACCGCCTCTGTTTCAGTTTCAAACCAAGCGTCAGCACACTCACCACCGTTGCCCGTGCTATCAGCGTCCTTATGGT